ACCTCCAATCGCGAATGATGCTTCATCGCTACTTTTTTTCAGGGATCGGTCAATCTTTCTCACCAGTCTATCCTCATCAGCTGACCCGGTAAGAGTATTTGTGATGTTGAGAATGATTTGTGGTTTAGTCGATGCACTAGATGCGACTTCATTGTATTCATTGATTCTTCTGGCCACCGCATCCGCATACGGATCCATTTCTCTACCAGTGAGCGGTAAGACTGCTTCAGGCCCTTTTTCAGCAAAGCTATGATCTCCGAGAACGGTGTAGTCCGAGATAATACCACCTTTAAAATTTTGCCTTGCTGCACCATAACCTGTTCCAGTGTATGAAGGAGTTCCTCCAGGATTGTTATACTTTGGAGTTACGGGAGTGTTAACTGTAGCGTTTTTAGGCGCTGGCTTCCATCCGTCCCACCATTTTTTTACCTTATCCCAAAAACTCAAAATCTCACCTGTATTCTCGTCGACCTTGTCAGTCAAATCCCCGTAAGCTGTCTTCAGTTTATCTATTCCCTTTTCCTTGGTTTCTTCAGCACTTTTAACCACATCTTCATACTGCCTATTGGCTTCTTCTATGATTTCGTCAGCTTTGTCTGCATAGATTCCACCTTCGAGGGTTCTTAACTCTTCGGCCTGTCTAACCATATCATCTCTTTGTTCACCAGCTAACCTGATAGCTTCCTCTTTTTGACCTTCCAGCTCCTTGATTGTATTTCCAACCATTTCGGCGGTAATTCTCTCGTTGGAACTTGCCAATCTGTTCAGGATTACATTCTGCTCAGCTTCATTTTTAGACATGGTCTCTACTGATAATCGTTTCATTTCTTCCATGATTTCATTGATTTCTTGTTGCTGATTAAGCGTTATTTGCCCACCTTGCATTCTAATCTGGTCATAGATTTCAGTGAGCCTTGTCTTCAGGTCCTCTGTCTTTGTGATTCTCTCTTGATGTCCATCTGCTACACTTTTTATGATTGCCATTTGTTCCTCGGATGTCAGCACGGTTGTGTTGGAAAACAAATCTTGATATTCGGCAATGACTCCATTTTTCTGAGTTTCTGATGCATCAATGATAAGATTCGCCATTTCAGAAGTTTTTGTATACATATCAGAAAGCCCAGCTTCAGATTCTGTGTTTACATCAAAGTACATATTGTGAAAAGTTTCTTTCACGGAATCTGCCATATCGAAGAATGAACCGACCTGAGCCTGCGTTTCTTCTGAAATGGTGACTGAGACATCTTCAATGACTCGCGTCACGTTGCCGTATTCATCCGTTATTGTCTTCGTAGAATAAGCTACATGTTCAGCAAAGAGATCCACTTCCGGAATAACATCTTGGTTGAGTATTTTGTAAACACCGTATCCAGCTGCTGCTATACCAGCAACAGCTAAAGCGTATGGAGCAGCAGCCGCAATGACAGTTCCAAGACCTGCAGAAAGACCTGCTAGACCGCCGGCACCTGCTGCCGCTCCAGCTGCTGTTCCGACTCCGGAAGCACCCGTTGCCATTACCGCCATGGCCGGTTTAGCCACGGCTACAGCTTTGGTTATGGATCCGATAATCGAAACAAATTTTCCTGCCACCGTGAGCACTGGCCCAAGTGCAGCAGTAAGAGCAATTACTTTAATCACCATCTTCTGTGTCTCCGGGCTTGCCTCGCTGAACTTCTTCGCAAGGTCCGCAATTCTCTCTATGGTAGGTTCCAGCGCTTCCATAACCTTAGAAAGCGCATCCAGTAGAGGACCACCAAACTCTATAGCGATATCAGTGATCTGATTCTTCAGTATCTTCACTTTGGATTCAAAGGTTTCGTATTTCTTTCTAGCTTCATCCGTGAGTGCTGTGTTCTCTTCCCAAGCTTTGGACCCGATGGAAAGAGCCTCACTGAACACACCTGAAGCGTTTGCTGCTCTCAATAGTGAATCTCTGAGTCTGACTTCCTTGATATCCATGTCATCCAGTACTTTGATTGCAGATATTCCATGTTCTTCAGAAGACGCAAGACCCTCGATGAACATCATAAGCGCTTCTGTAGCATCTTCCTTGTATGCTTTCGCGAATTGCTTGGACGAAACACCGGCAACTTCAGCAAATTGATCTAGAGACCCTCCGCCTTTTTCAGCTGCCAGCTGCATATTGATCATCACTTTTGAGAATGCAGATCCTCCCGCTTCAGCTTCTATTCCTACGGAACTTAAAGCACCAGCTAGGGATAAGATTTCGGATTCGCTCATTCCCACCTGGGTACCTGCACCGGCAAGCCTCATGGCCATATTGACTATTTCAGCTTCCGTAGTCGCCAGGTTATTTCCTAAATCTACAATGGTGGCGCCTAACCTGCTGAAATCTTTCGGAAGCATTCCCGTGATATTCGCAAGTCTCGCGAGGGATGTAGCAGCATCCTGGCTACTGAGATTTGTGGAATCTCCCAGCATCAGCATGGTTTCAGTAAATGACAAGATGTCCTCAGTTTTTATTCCGAGCTGTCCAGCTGCTTCAGCTACACCAGCGATTTCATTCGCAGATGATGGCATCTGCTTCGCCATATCTCTGATGCCTTTTTCAAGCTTCTCATAACTGTAAGTTACTGTTCCATTGGCATCCACAACTTCATCCACGGTTTTCTTTACACCGGTAAATGCTGTATCAAAATCACTGGCCGCTTTTACAGATGCAGCGACTCCACCAACGATAGGTAAGGTGACATATTGCGTCATTTTCTTTCCGGTATCCGTCATCACCTTGCCAGCGCTTTCAAGTTTTTCACCAAACCTCTTTAATCCATTCTCGGCATCCCGAAGAGAGTTGGTGAAATCCTGATTCTTTATTTTGGCATCCATCAGAGCATCTTCAAGCTTCTTCACCTGCTCAGAGTTTTTTCCGTACTCTTCTTTCGCAAGTTCCAACTGTCTCTCTAGGTTCATTATGGATTCTGATGTGAGGTCCACTTGTTTCCTGAGATACTCCTTTTCCCTGGTCAAGGCACTGGATTTTGATTCTAGTTCTCCGACTCGTTTATTCTCCAGGTCATAAGACTTGGAAAGCTTGTCAGAAGCGTCCGTGAGCTCTTCAGAATTTTTTTCAAGTTCGTTTAACTGTGTAATTCTACGCTGAGAATTTTCTATGGAAAGTTTTTCGATGCTGGTGAGCTCTTTTATTGAGCTTTTTTGACTGTTCAGTTCCCCCGTGACATCAGTGATGGCGTTTTTGAGAAACTCTTCATTTCTCTTAGCATCAATGAGTCGGTCACTCCACGTTTTTGTTTCCTTGGAGTTCTCGCCGGTTTGTTTTTTTGCCATCTCTAAAGCATCAGCAGTAAGCTTCGTTCTTTCCTTGGAAAGGTCCAGCTCCTTGTTTAACTTCTCCAGTTTCCCTTCAAGCTTTTCAGTTTCCGAGGCACTGTTTTTCATGGTTTCTTGCTGCAGTTTAAATTCCTTGTTTAGGGTGGAAAGTTTTCCAGTGATATCTTTTATCCCGGAGTTAAACTGCGTATTCAGCACCTTATATTCAACTTGTACTTCTTTCTTTGCCATGTTTCACACCTCCTTACTCTTGGTTCAGGAAACCTTCTATTGCTAACTTATTTGTGGCGATTCTTCTAACTTCCGCGAAAGGTAGCCGCCAAACGGTCCAGGAATCAATCCTAAATAAAAAAGCGTAGATTGAATAAATATCCTCTACGCTTTCCACATCTTTCCAATATTCCGGGATCCTCTGCCCTCCGCTCTTTACTTTTTTCTTTGAGTGACCCGTCTGAAAGAATTGGCCATAGCACCACTTCTTTTTTGTTCTCCCTGGATGATATCCGCGTAAACCACTGAGCACATGTCCATGTCGAAAAGAACGCTCGCCTCAAATTCTTCTTTTTTCATCCCATTTGGATTAGCATTTCTGTACGCGATATAGGGAGAATTAAGGAGATCATCATAGTTCGCTTTCGTCGGGTCCGCTTGTGTCATCACAAGGTTTGAAATAAAATTTTTAGATAGAAGATTTTCCTGTTGCATCTTTTTTAGAAAATAAAGAGACAGCGACGTATCAAGCGTCACTGTCCTTATTTCTCCAGCTGCATCAGGTTTAAGGTCTAGTTCGTATAACATAAGCTCCCTCCATTACGGGGTCACGAGTTCAACAAGGGACTGCTCAAAGGTCTGAGCCCATCCTGTCTTCACGGATTCATCTGTAAGCTCATTCTCATAAGCATCATAGTAGAAGTTTCCAAGCTCATCCCTCATGGCCTTAAAACTAATAGATACTTCTGCAATTTCTTCAGCGCCATTCTCGTGAGAGAATGCGTACCCGGAAGTTATTCTCATGTTTGGATATGCCATGAACTTTTTCTGTTCATCGTACAGGTCTTCCGCCTGCCATGTGTAGATTCCTTTCTTCGGCTTAGACTTTCTACCAATAGCGTACACTCCAGGCTTGAGTCCTTCATTTGAGAATCCGTACAGATCTCTGAGAACACCAATTGGCATATGACCTGTAAATGTGACCAGCAGCGCAGTGATGATGGTTACCTCCTCAACAACTTCCCCCTCACATCTCTTGACTACAGTTCTTGTTTCTGACTCAGTGGACAAGCTTCCTAAACACCCAGTGGACTTTGCTGTTCCGTAAGTCTTTGTGGCCTCGTCGTACAGTCTTATAAATCCGTTGGTAATCCGGACTACATCATAACTTTTATCTAGTTCCATTTTTTACCCTCCTATAATTTAACGCCCTCTTCTAGGGCCTCTAAAACGATTTGCGTCAGTTTATCCATCTTGCTTTCAAGACCTTTTTCAAAAAAACCTTGAGCAACAGGATTCTTTACTCCTCTTCCATCATTTGGAAATACCAGGTACCCAAAGGAACCTTTATTCCGTGCAGCTCCTCCGCGTGGATAAATTCTAAACCCAAGGTTCAGATCATCCTGTTTTAAGGAGTTGCTTTCTTTTGCGTGCTTTTTATTTCTTGATGACTTTGGCATAAAGCCAATGATGGCCATGGAGACTTCTTTCCCTCCGGAAGAATGAAGAGCCTTGTTGATTAACTCCTCTGTCTTTTCTGGAACTTTTTGCATGGCTTTTATGAGATCATCTTGCCCCTTGGGGGTTACATCGTATTTCATATCATGCAACCTTTGACCTGCATGGAGAATTCCATCGTGACCATCATGGCTTCGATGTCGGTTCCTTGGATTTTTCCAAGTTCCTCATCGGAATCCACAAAATAAAGTGGTACGGTCTGTAAATCCTGCGCAAGAAGAGGTACATTGATTTCTTTGGATTCCTTTGTAACGAAAGATACATATACCCTTTGGAGAAGGCTTCTGCCACTTTCCCCACGTGTGTATCTATTCGACATCCGGAACATGAAAAAAGAAGGGTTTTCCGCCACTTCTTCTTTTTTGATATCTGAGTCAAATACCGGAATATCCGGATAGTGCTTTTTTATTACAGTAGCTATTCTTTCTTTTGTCATACATTCACCCGCTCCAGGTACAAATACAAGAAGGTTTTCTCGTTGTCTGGATCAATCCTTGTGATGTCGTACTTTTCACCTTCAAGTATTACCTTATGGTTTTTCTCTATTCCGGGAACATAGTAGACCTTCACCTTCTTGGCGATAACTTTATCTATCGCCTCGTATAGGTTGTAATCACTTTCCCGAAGAGACATGTTCTTAAAGTTCAGAATCCCTGCAATTTCAAAAGTGCTTCCGGTTCGTTTTCCGGCGGCATCTCTTGTATGCTTGTCGCATCCATAGGATAGCTGGCCTGAATTCAGTTCGTCGTGAGTATATTTATTTCTTCTTATCACGCTTGGCCACCTCCATCTGTAGTGTCAAGATTGCCGGCCGGTGTTCCTGCATAAAATACTGGCCAGATCCATTCCACTTGTAGCGCACGTAATCGAGCAGCATTTCATTGGCAAGGATTCCGACGGTGTCAGAAACATCCGATTCTGGATCAAAATCTATTTGGCCTACCCATGCTCTGATTTTCACCATGGCTTCCGCAATCATTCTTTTTATATCCTCATCTCTATGGCTAAAGGTCACATTGATTCTATCTTTTGCCATGGGAAGATACTGTATAGGTTCATTTTTCAGGGACATTTTTATCCCTCCGTTTCCTCTTCAATGAACGGCCTATTCATTCTGTTCTCGCTTGTGAGAAGCTGGTGGATTCGTTCATTCTTCGCTTTTTTACCCTCAGCCGGGTAATTAGACCCTTTTGTATAAATATGGCCATCGATATCCTTGAAGGTTTCAATGACTTTATATGCCTGGGTCTTCTTAGCTTCAGCAGTAGGGGCGTCAACTTGACGCTCCACTGCCGGCTTAGCTGAGGATTTAGATGTGGTTTTAGCTGCCATTTCTATATCCTCCCTTTGTTATGGGGTCACAGGGTTTACGCCTGTGATGTCAAAAATTGCAAAGGAATCATTGTCTACAGGCTTTCCGTGACCGTAAAGTCTCGCGATATAGACTCTGTCATCTTCCAAGAATCTGTACTCATCGGATACATCAATCTTAGTATTCATTCCAAGTCCGAAGAAGTAGTTCTTCGCCTTTCCAACAATCATCTTTCCGGCTGGGACCGCTGCAGACTGTACAAGAGTAGCTCCGATGGAGGTCTTATCCAGTACGTAGTTTCCTTCAGGGGTTCTGAAGGCCAATTCGGAGAAGATGGACTGCCAGTAATCAAGTGGGTTGACCATAAAGAGGATGTCGGCAACATCAACCTTCACGGTACCGTTCTTTGTCATTGGCGCAACAATGGTTCTTCCGATGGTCGCTGGAGTCAGATCAGTGATTGCGGTTGCAGCT